CTCGCGCATCAGCTTGGCATTCGCCAGCGCGTCGTGCCGGGTGCAAAACGCATAGCCCGCTTCCGTGCCCACCCCAGCGCCGTAGATCGTGCCAATCCAGCCACGCCACAAGGCGCGGTTGCGCACCTGCTCGAAGCGCTCGGCATCAATGTCGTCGTCCAGCGCGTTCGCGTAGGCTGCCACTTTGTCGGTCAGGTCAATCACAGCAATGCTCCTTGGTGGCGGCTCGGGGCCTGCGCACGGTCAATCGCGCCCAGCAGGTCGGCCAGCTTCTCGGCCTCGTCGCTGTCGTCCGGGTCAATCGTGCGCAGCACCGCCGCGCAGTCAGTCAGCAGGCCCAGCAGCACGGCATGTTCGCCTTCAATGCGTCGGCCAATCTCGTCCACCTTGTCGCACTCTGGGCCGTTGAGTTTGAATCCAGCGTCCCACAGTTCATCCAGTAGCGCGGTTGCAATCTTGTCTTGTGTCATCGTCGTTCCTTTCGCTTCTCCACCACAGGCCTAACACTACGTTGCACGCGGACGCCTTGCGGCGCCGGTGAACTCTGGGTTAGGCATCACACGCCATGCCAGCGCGGCACCACACGGCCCGCATCGTCACGATTCGGCCAAATCTGGTTTACAAGACAGATTGCGCGCTGAGAGGGCGACCCGGGCTTGCCATGCGTCCCACATGATTTGCGTATGGCTGCTGTCGTAGCCGTCCTCGCGTCGTGTGATGTTGTACTTACCCATAGGGCAGTTCTGCGCGAATTGTTCAAACGCCTCCCGCTCGTCAGGCAACTCCCCCGCCTGCACAGGCTCTTGCGTGGCTTGGAGCTTGGCGAGGATGGCGGCTTGAGCATCAATCAGGATTCTCCGCAGGTCGCTGATCACAATGTCAGCCGTGGCCAGTTGGTGCTTTTCGTAGATGGCGCGCAGCTCCAGGTCGCTGATCAGCAGCGCGGGTTGTGGGGTTGTGTTAGGCATGTGCTGACCTTTCCACGCGCTTGAGCACGGACAGGGTGTTTGTGTTTTCAATGGTCATGCCTGCTTCGGTCAGGAGTTCAGCAACCAAGATCCCGGCCTTGGTGAGGCCTTGGAATCCGCTCGGCCTGCCGTTGGCGTCGTAGGCCCATGAAACGAGCCCGCGCAGCTTCAACGGGTTGAGGTTGTCAACTTGGACAATTGCGACACGGGCAGGTCCTTCGCTCATGCTTACGCTGCCACCGGATTCTTTCAACCTCAGGAGCGTGTTGCATTGACGCTTGCTGAGCGTGAGAACAAAAGCCACGCCGGTTGTAGCTTCTGCGAACGCAGCGTTTACAGGGGCTTGTGGTGTGGTGGTCATTTGCGGCCTTTCTGTATGGCGGCGGGCTCATCAAGTGACCATTCGTTGGCGTCAAAGTCGGCCAGGTCTTCGGCGTGCTCATCGTCGTCACCTTCGTCCATTCCCTCGCCAGTCCCATCGGACCAGTCTCCTGTGGTTTCGTCGTCTGGTTCCTCGCCAGCCTCCCATGGGCGGGAGTTGGCGCGTTCGCGTGCGCGTCTGCTTGCCATATCAAATCAACCCCGCTGTTGGTTCTGTTTTCAGAAGGTCGTTCAGGATTTCTTGAATCTCGCGCAAAGCCACAGCCTGGGCCGCATCGACACGAGCCATTGATAGTTCCTGCTTGTGGTCGAATGCGCGGATATTGCGCAGCGTTTCACATTCAGCCTCGGCCCGTAATGCGCGGCGCTTCCAGTATGTTTTTGTGTCGTTCATGCCTTCCTCCATGCGAATGGCAGCAATTCCCGCAGAATCCAGATGTGCCGCATGTTGGCCACGTTGACAACATCGGTGGCGCGCGGGTAGACCTCGACAGCGTCGTGCATGGGGTAGCCCGCCTCGGCCTTGAGGCGCTGCAGGTCTTCCCATGGAATGCCGTCTTTCCAGCGTGTGCCGTCCATGGCGGTAATGTTGACGGACAGGCGTACCAGCGCCATGCCATCCTCTTGGAACTCCTGCACAAGGAATTCACGCGAGCGCAGCACGCGCAACTGCGGACCGCCTGGGTTTGGCCACTCGCTGCGCGGGATCTCCTTAAGCGCAATCGGCCATTTGGCGTTGTCGCGTGCGAGCTTGCGGCGCTGCTCTCTGCTTGTTGTGATGCTCACACCATCCCCTTGTCAATAGCCAGCCACTCGGGCACGAAAATGGAAGTCGTGCCGTAGCCTGGCGACTTGTCCGGCCCATCGCACCAGTCGCTGATTTGCGATATGGGAATCCAGACTTCATCGGGCGCTCCGTGATTGACCCTGATGGCACGGTCGGTCACACCCTTGACGACCACGGCGATTTCAACGTCTTGCGTCATGCTTGCTCACCTCCAAACATATCCCCCCGTGTTGGGGCAGCGTTCACGCGAGGATGGGCTTGCCATGCTCGACGTAGGCCGGTCGTGCCCATCACGGGCGCGTGGGTTGAAACATGCCAAACAAGCCCGTAGCCAGATTTGGCAATGTGCCCAGTGAATTCAAGGCAATCGCCCACCTTGCGGGTTTTTAGCATGAGGCTTGTTAAGGTCGTCACATCACTCTCCGATGGGCAATCTGCGGACGGCTCGGGCGCGCACCTCGATGCTCTTGCCGAGGCAGGTCTGGCTGCCGTGGCTGAAGTACTGATACCAAGCCCAGCCGGAGTCGGTCTCGTGCTGCTGGCCAGACCAGTAGGCAGCGGCCTGGAAGTGCTGTTTGCAGTTCGCGAACAGCAATGCCTGTTCGCGGCGAGTGGGCAGCTGGCCGCCTTGGTCCTCGGCCCAATCCTGGGCGTTGGTCCACGAGACGTACTCGACCTCGCCTGGCAGCAACACCAGGTGGTGACTCAGGGCGCCATCGTCGGCCAGCACGATACCGGCATACACCTCGCCTTGCGCGAGCTCGATGGGGGTAGCGCTGAGATGCAGGGCGCGCGGTTGCTCGGCCTTGAAGCGTTCGATCAGCTTCTGGATCTCGCTTTGCTTGGCCTCGATGTGTTCAAGCGTGATAGCAGCGCTCATGGTTTACCTCTTGAGGTTGTTGAATGACTGAAGATCAAATGGGCAATCTGCGGACGGCTCGGGCGCGCAACTCGAAGCTCTCGGTGCCGTAGACCTGGCTGCCGCTGGTGAAGTACAGAAACCAAGCCCAGCCGGATTCGTTGTGGTGGGTCTCGTTGCTCCAGTACCAGTCCTGCTTGAACTGGTCGCGGGCACGTTCCCAGAGCAGGGACTGCTCGACGCGGCTGGGCAGGTCGCCACCGATGCTCTTGGCCCATTCGAGTTGGGCGGCATGCGTGGCGTCGTCGTTGTCGCCTGGCAGCAGGATGAGGTGATACAGCTCGCCATTCGCGTCGGTGAGCGCTGCAATGTGGATCTCGCCCTCGTTGAGTGGGGGCTTTTCAAGTACGTTCATGTCTTGACCTTTCTGGTCTGGTTGGAATAGGTGAGCCGCCACAAAAAAATGCCTGCTGCTAACTACGGCAAGGCGGCGGCCCGTACTGCTCAATCTGCCGATCCGCCTTCTGTTTCGGCAAGCTCTTCATTGACCACGCGCAGGATGGTTCCCGCGTCATGGCCGATCATGTTTGAGGCCTTGTGTGCAATGGCATCAGGTGGCAGCGATGGGTAGACCTGCTGCAGATCCTTGAATACCTGCACGGCGCGATTGCGCGGGAAGAATTCGCCGGCCATCACGCTGCCTCCTTGGGTGTGCGGCGATGGTGGGTGATGTGCTTGACGAGGGCTGCACGTATGGCAGGAACGTCAGACTCCTTCCAGTACGTGCCGGGCTTGGATTGCTTGACGCTGGAGAAGCCCAGAGAGGCGATCAGATCGCCCTTGACTTCAAGGCCTAAGTGCTCACCCAGTACGGTGGTGGTGATGAGGGTGACGGGGGCTTGAGCACGGCTGATGGCCTCCTCAGCAACCAATGACGCGGCCAAATTGGTGAAGCGTTGGGCAACTGCTGGCTCAATCGCTCCGGCCTTCTCGGCGTCCTTGATGGCAGTGAATGCAGCCGTGGCGCTTTCATGGAACTCGGCGACTGATGCGTCAGGCGCAACAGGAAGCACGGTATCCGGCACGGCGGGAGGATTGGCGCTGGCAACCTCAACAACCGGCTCAGGCTCAGGAAAGCGAATGGCGGCAACTGCTGCGCGTGCTGTGGCGATGCGCTGGGCTTCGACTTCTGCAGCTTGTGCAGCCAGTGCGGCTTGGGCTTCTTCCAGTGCTTTGCGTTGGGCCTCCAATTCGGCGGCAACGCGTTCATTCTCGATGCGCTGGCGCTCACGTTCGGCTGCTTCAGCTTCAGCCGTCACAGCATCAGAATGCAGCTTGCGCAGGCTGGCCAGCGTGTCGGTCTTGGCGGATTCGTACTGGCTGCGCAGTTCCTGGGTTTCTTCGCCAAACGTCAGGCCTTCGACAAAGACAACGCCTTTGGCGATGCGTTCGGCAGGCAGGCCCACAGCATCACGGGCATAGCCGTTGATACGGTCAAGCAGGGCCTTGTGTAAAGCAACCCGGAAAGCTTCGCCAGCGGCTTTGCGTGCAGCCTCTTCAGCGCGGCGCTTTTCGTCTGCCTTGATCTGGGTGTCAATGGGCGTTTCGAGTGCTTCGATTTCCTTGGTGATGCGGGCTGCTTCCGTATCAATCGTCTTACCAATTTCAAGCGCGGGCGCCTTCAGCTCCTTACGCTTGCGCTCCAAGCCTGTGCGAAGCGTGACCAACTCCAGGCGAGCGGCGCGGGCCTCTTTGTCGCCCTTGGTGGTGGTCAGATCAAAGATCTTGCCAGCGTACTTGTCGCGCAGATCAGCCAGGGCCAATTCAGTGCGGCTGTACTTCACCAGCGGTTTGCCGTCCTTGATGTCGGCACGGTCAACGACTTCAGCGGCAACCTCAACAGGTACAGAATCGTCAATGATGGGGAATTCAAGTGGTGCGTTCATGGTGGCCTCAGAAAACAGATTCAGGAAGTTCCGAAGTTGCGCGCACTTGCCCCAAGTCGATGGGTTCTTGCTGCATTGGCGCCTGAGCGAACAAAACAGGCTCAGCCTGATATGTCATGAGCTTGAAGACTTGGCGGGTGGCTTCAACGTCGCCAGCGCAGTAAGCGGCAACGTCTTCAATGCGGCCTGCCTTGATGGCATCCCAAACGGTGGCGCCAGTGATGTCGGCTTTCGGCGTAGCAATGCCCAGAGCCTTGCAGAGCCTGTCCAAACTGATGCGGTTGCCAATCCCAGACCACTGCACCATCGTGTCGAAAACCTTCTCAGACTCCCATGGCTTGGCCTGTGCTGCGCGCACGATTACGGGATGAGGGCGAACACCATTCACGATGCTGCGCTGTGTCATGAAGCGCAGATCAAATGCCGATACGTTGTGACCTATCACGCATGTGTTGAAGTACTCAGACCGGCGAATCTCGCTCAGATCATCGTAAAAGCCGCCCAGCAATTCAGCTTCGTTTTCAAGGCTGTATTGCGTGCGCACCTGACCATCATTCAGCGCCCACCCAATCACACATATCTGACCGTATGAGCCATCCAGGCCGGTCTTTCTGTACGCGGCGTCAATTTCTGATTCCAGCGAATCACGCAGATCAGCGGACTTGTTGGCAACGAACTTGGCGGCAGCTTCTGCGCCGTAGTTGCTCGGTGCCTTCAATTCGCTGATGGCCGCTTCCAGCTCTGCAACTTTGCTGGCGCGGATTTCCGCGATGATGTCGGGGCGTTGCGCCGGGATGGTTTCGATGTCGATATAGATGTTGTGATCCATGGTGGCTCCTGTGTGGGCCGAAGCCCACCGAGATTGATCAGAAGGGGATGTCTTGGTCCTGCGTCCAGTCGTCGCCTGCATGGCTTGCTGTGCGGGCTTGCGAGGCCGCTGCCTTGCGCTTGTCATAGACAGGGCGCAGCAACATGGCATCCAGCATCTTTTCCAGGCGTTCAGGCTTTGTCTTTTGGCCCAGCACTTCGGTTGCAGTCAGTTCCGTGTCGGCTTGGAAAACTGCGAAGATGGCAACGCGCTCGCGGTCTTTGCCGTTGTTGTCCGTCTCGATTTCTTTGCGCAGCAAAAAGCCGATACGCTTACCCATCAGGTCTGGATAGCCGGGGCCATTGACCTTGATGCGGGACTTGCTTTCCTTGTCCCACTTCTCGAAACCGATCTGGCCTTGATTGATGCCGCGCAGCTTCAGGCATGCCAGGATGGCGTTGACGGTCTTGAGCGAAGACAGGGCCTCACCATCAGCCTTGTGTGTGTACAGGTCCAGATAGTCAGCGGTTGCGCCATCGTCTGCCTTGAATGACAAGCCAAGGCCCTTGGTGCCTTGAGTCGAAGTGATGGCTTCGGCGCGGGTGATGATCCCGACATACTTGCCAGTCTCGCGGATGGACGAAGAGATGTTGTCAGCCGCTTGCGCTTGTTTAGCGTCGAGTGTGTAGCTCATGTGAGTGTCCTTTCAGTTCTCAGTTCATGCGTTCTCGGTCAATCCGTAGAACTCGGTAATGGCTTTGTCAACCTCGGCCAAATCGTTGGGAATGGTTTCGGCTTCAAACAAGCCAAGAGGGCTTTTCACCGTGTCGTTGCCGTTGTTCCGTGTGCGGAACAAGTACTGGTCATTGATGACCACCGTGCGCAGGACGATGGTCACAAGACCTTCCATGACAATCTTTTCGTCCAGCAATTTGCCGATGGTCTTGATCTTGGTTTTTCCGAACTCGTCAGTGCTGGTGTGGCTCAGCAGATAGACGCGCTTGTGATCAGCCAATGAGGCAGCAGCGGTCAAGATGTCCCACGCATGGCGGGCAATCTCGTTGTACTTGGCAAACGCTGCATTTCCCACTTCAACGTCTGTGACTCGGCGCATGAACTCATTCGCCATGACGTACTGGAAGTCATCAATCACGATCACGTCTTTTGCCGTGCGCCGCATGGCAGCAACAACCGTTTCGCTGTTATCGCTGACGAAGATCGATCCAGTTGGGTTGTCTTTTGTTGCCAGCTTCCAATCCTTAGAACGGAATGGAAGGGGCTTCTTTACCGCTTGAATCAGTAGCGTGTTTGCTGCATTCAGGTTGCGCAGGCTGGTTGTCTTGCCTGTTCCCGATTCGCCGATGATCATGGTTGCGATGGACATCTTCAGTTCTTTCAAAACTTGGTAATTCGTTCAACTCGTTTTGCTCTAGTTCGTCCCAGAGCCAGGACTTAGTTCGGCTCATACAAGCCCTTTGGTTAGCAGCCAATCCACTGAATCAGGTACTTGGCAAAAAGTGCGATGGATGGGACGAAAGCGATAGCGGCTGTGTGCTCGATCACGACTTCCAACATTGATGGCTCGTCCATCACGACACCACGGCGGCGAGGGCGGCTTGCAGTTGCTTCAAGACGCTGGCTTGTGGGTTGAAGTCGGGCACGGTGCCGCCAGCGTTCTGGATGCGGCGGCGCATGTGGGGCGTGTGCAGTTCAACGTAGTTGCTTGCTTCGCCGATGGCCTCAAGCAGCGTTGTGACGGGATCAGATGCCGCGCTTGCTGGTGTTGCTGGCGCTTCGAGTTCAGGATGAATGCACATGTGATGCTCCAAGTAAAAGGCGTGAGCCAGTTGGATTGCAAAGACAAGGGCGGCGATCAGTACTGCAACGCCGAGGTAAGCGGTCGCGATGAACGCGATCAGTTGGTAGCGGGTACGCATGGGAAGATCTTTCCGAGGCAACCAGCGCAGTTCCAGAAGCCGGTTCGTTTGTTCTTTCCGCCACCAGCCTGTGGGCGCCACTTGCTGCACTTCATGCAGTGGCGCTGGCCAATGGAGTCGTTGAAAGGCGATCCAGTGCCACAAGAGCCGTTAGGGTCTGTAGGCTTGCGCAGGGCGGTCATTTCTGGACCTCAACCAGTTGGCCGAAGTCATCGACAACGGCTGCGCGCAGCTCAGAGATCCAGCCAGGAACGTAAATGCTCACCGCATACTTTGCTGGGTGCCAGTTGTTGATCCAGCGGCATGCCCACGACTTAGACCATCCATCGATCACATTGGGGTGAAGGTACGCGGCGCTCATGCCACCACCTCGCGCGCCACGTTGCTCGGTGCCTGCACGACCTCGACCTGAGTGCCGTTGCCGTGCTTCTCGACCATGAACATGCGCAGGCCCGTGTCGTTCAGGCCGGTGTTCATCCAGTGCGTGATGCGCTCGCCGTCCGGCTTGATGGCCACCACCTTCACGCGGCGGGTCATCAGGTACTGCAGAGGGGCGTGGCGGTTCCAGATCTCAGCGTCAGGATCCAGATCGGCTTGCAGTTCGCGCAGGGCTTGCAGTTCGTCACGGCCGGCACGGAAGGCGCGGCCATCGTCCGAGCGATCAAAGTCCCAATCCATGCGGATCAGGCGGCTGGCGTACTGCGCGCGGCGCAGTTGCTCGGGCTGCTGCTCAATGCCGGCCAGGATGCCGGCGAAGGTCGGATGCACGTTGCCGTGCTGTGCTGCTGTCGGTCCCATCGCGTTCACCTCTTGGTGTGTTGATGGGATCAATGTACCGAAAGCGGTATGATCATGTCAACCGAAAACGGTACAATCAGTGAAACTTTTTTTGTAAACGCGCCGTCAAACCCCTAATCGTAGGGGTGTCGAGACGCAAAAAAGCCCGCGTTTGGAAAATGTGGTTTCGCAGGTCATCGTCTGCCTGCGCAAGCGCTTCAGATATGTCCTTAGGCATCTGAATTGACGTCGGCTTGATGCCGCCTGGCTCTCGTTGCTCATAACTGGCAACGAATTCAGACGGGGTTTGCTTGAATCTCTTGGCGAGCTTCGCGATGGTTTCGGCCCGCTGATTGCTGTGCCCATCCTCAAGGATGCGTTGCACGCTGCCTCTGCCTATTGGGAGCAGCTTCTTCAGCTTGTCCAAAGACAGCGAATCAACATCTACCCCCTCGCTTTCCAAGCGGGAGCGGATGTACAGCCACAGAGGTGATGGCGGGTCGCTGATACGCATACCGGAACCATACCGTTTGCGGCATACCGAATGCGGTTGACTCACGCATACCGCATGCGGTACATTTGCCCGCATGATCTCAGACATCCCAACTCCACAGCAGATCCGTGACCAGTTGGCATCGCTCAACCACGCGGCCGTGCAAGCGCTTTCCGCCAGTTCTGGCGTGCCGTTCACCACGCTTTGGAAGATCCGCTCTGGAGAGACGGACAACCCACGCCTGGAAACCGTACGCGCCATCTGGCCCGAGCTGATCGGCACCCAGCCCGCCGCCACGCAGCAGGAGGCCAGCCATGGTTGATGAGCTCGATTTCCAGCGCGGCGTTGCCGTCAGTGCGCGGGTTGATCTGGCTTTCCCCGAAGGCCTTGTCGAGTTGCTTGTAGCTGCACGAGATGGTGCAGCGTCAGATCGAAAAGCGCAGGCGGCAGACGAAGCGTCATCTGCTGAACTGGCGAATTTGGCGACGTGCGGAAAGACACCGTGATGTCCACGAACTCCTTTTTCCGCGTTGCATCGCTTACCTCCGTGGTTTGTGCAGACAGCGCAGTGACGAAGCCTAGTTTTTCCATGGGTGCCCCTTTCGTGGGTGGGTTGGTAGGACTTCCATTGTCCTGCGACTGTGGGCGCCCGCCCTTTACCGGAGCCTGAGCCATGGACACCGTGCTGCCCATCGTCTTGTTTGTCTTCGCGCCAATGGCACTCAGCGGTTTGTTCTGCTGGGCGTTGCTTCGCGGGGAGTGAGTTCGTAACTGCATTCATGCCCCGCATGGTGCTTTTTTTTGACCCCAACCGATAGGGAACCTGGGGAAACCAATGGACACGATTCGACAGACCCAGCGGCCAATGTTCCCGGTGGCAGAAGTTCCGGCCCCCCACATGGCCCCAGTCGATTTCATCAACCGCGCCACCTGGGTCGGTGTGCTGCGCTACTGCGTTCAGCGCAGTGGGATGGACGACTACGAGATCGCCGACAAGCTGGACATCAGCCATGGGTACATGGCCAAGGTGCTGCGCGGCACGGCAAACCTCTCCGGTGCTCGTTTGACCCGCTTCATGGCCATCACCCAATGCATCGCGCCTGCCCAGTGGCATGCCTGGCACGTTGGCGCTGATCTTGTCATGCGTGATCCGGCTGCGGCCAGGATTGCGGAGCTTGAGCGCGAACTTCAAGCATTGAAGAGGGTTGCATGAGACTCACCCGCCCCAAGTCATTCGCACGCGATGCCGTCCTGGCCAGCCTGAAACCCGGCGTCTACATGGACAGCAACCAGCTCGCCGACGCTGCAGGCACCACACGCTGGTCCATCAGCACGGTAATTCGCCGCCTGGTCGATTGCGGCCTGGTGCATGCGCTGCCCGACACGCTACCGATCCTGTACGGAGCCGGCAAGGCCCCGCAAGAGATCACCGACACCGAAGGCCAGCCCGTGCGAAACATCCGCCCAGTGGGCACATGGGAGCGCAAGCACGCGCACCTGATGGGCAGGCCTACATGGTTTGAGGGTTTTGCGCAATGAACTTCTACAAGCACTACATCGGCGACTTCCAGCGTGACACCACGCACCTGTCGCTGACGGCGCGCGGGGCCTACCTGACCCTGATGCACCACTACTACGCCACCGAAGAACCGCTACCGTCCGATCACGTTTCGTGCTGCCGGATCGCTGGCGCGTTCTCGAAAGCAGAGCGCGACGGCGTCAAGGAGGCGATGTCCTTCTTTGAACGCAAGGACGGCAAGCTTTGGCACAAGCGCATCGAGGCGGAACTCGAAAAAAGCGAGAAGCGCTCAGACAAGAATCGTGATATTGCCCTGGCACGAGAGGCTCGCAAACGTGCCGAAAAGGATGCACAAACTTCGCACGAAGAAAGCACGAATCGTGGTCAAAAACGTGGCACTGAACGCGCACAAACGGAGCACGAAACGTGCACCACGAATAGCACCATACCAGAAGCCATAGCCATAGCCAGTGGAAATACACAACCTCACCCACAGCGCGCAAGCCCTGCGGCATCGATCGAGGTTTTCCCGATCACGGCGGATTGGCAGCCTTCGGCGCAGTTCGCCACGCTGGCCAAGCTGTCCGGCCTGCCGCCAGTGCCAAACGCCGAAGGCCTGGGCGAGTTCAAGGCCTATTGGCTCACGCAGCCCAACACGAACCGCACCCAGCTGGAGTGGGACAACGCCCTGGTCAAAAGCCTCAAGCACGAGCACGTCAGGGCCGCATCGACACCGCGCCCAGCCGCTCGCCGAGCCGGCGCACACACCGGTTTCGACACCAAGGACTACACCGCAGGAGTGAACGAAGATGGAACACTTGCCTGATGCCAGCCTGGTTCGCGCCGACAGCTGCGCAACCCACGGCGATTTCGAGTCGCGCCACATCATCGGGCCGATCTGGTCGCGCTGCCCCGCTTGCGAGGGCGCCAGGCGCAAGGCCGAGGAGGACGAGGCGGCCAACGCCGAACGTCGCGCGACTGAGGCCCGCATGCGCAAGCTCCTGGGACGCGCTGCCATCCCTGAGCGCTTCATTGGGCGAACGTTCGACAACTTCAACGCGGACACCGCAGACAAGCGCCAAGCGCTTTCCGTCCTGCGCGACTACTCCGACAACTTCAACGCCAACAGCCGCACCGGGCAAGGCCTGATCCTGTCTGGCAAGCCTGGCACCGGGAAAAGTCACTTGGCGGGCGCGGTGCTGCAGGCGCACATTGACCGCGATGTGCTTTACGCCACCTGCTTGGACCTGATCCGCATGGTGCGCGAGACGTGGCGCAAGGATTCGGAAAAGTCGGAGCGCCAGGTGCTGGCCTTCCTGTCTGGGCTTGACCTGCTGGTCATCGATGAGATGGGTGTGCAGTACGGCACCGACGGCGAGCAGACGATTCTTTTCGACGTGCTGGACGGCCGGTATCGCGCGCTCAAGCCCACCATATTGCTGACGAACCAGGATGCTGAAGGGCTCAAGGCTTACCTGGGTGAGCGAACCTTTGACCGGCTGCGCGAGACGTGCCGCTTCGTCGCCTTCCAGTGGGAAAGCTACCGGCCGAAGGCGCGCAAGGAGGCCGCATGAAGCTCTGGACCGACGAAGACGAAACCGTGATCCGGTGCCTGTTCGGCAGGTTTCCGGTCAAAACTCTGTGCGTGATCCTGGGGCGATCGGTTGAGTCGATCAAGCACAGGGTGAAGCTGATGAAGCGCCTGGGCTTGCTCACTCCCGCCATGGTGGCGGGTCGAGGAAGCAAGCTGTGATGGTCCTGCCATTTCCGCCCAGCCTGAATACCTACTGGCGCAGCGTCCCTGGAAAGGGTGTGCTCATCAGCGAGAAGGGCCGCCAGTACCGCTCGGCCGTGCAGGCGCTGGCAGCCTCACAGAATTGGCCCAAGTTTGGCGAGGCCCGCCTGAGTGTGCACATCGAGGCATGGGCGCCAGACAAGCGCCGCAGAGATCTTGACAACATGCTCAAGGCGGCACTCGACGCATTGACCCATTGCGGCGTATGGAATGACGACAGCCAGATCGATGACCTGCGCATCGTGCGCGCACCCATGGTTGGCGGGATGTTGAAGATTCAAGTTAACGCGCGGGATTCCGCGCTTTTGGTGGCGAGGTGATCATGGGTAGGTCAAGTATTTACGCAGATGATGTAGCCATGCTGATCTGCGATCGACTGGCGGCCGGTGAGTCGCTTTTGTCGATCTGCAAGGATGACAACATGCCGGCGCGATCTGTGGTGCATGAGTGGATTGTCGAGAACCGACAAGGCTTCGCGGACAGATACGCGCGTGCGCGCGACGTGCAGGCTGACACGCTGGCTGATGAGATCCTACAGATCGCCAATACACCGCATATCGGCACAAAATCGGTGAGCAAGGCGACCGGCCTGGAGATAACCGAGGGCGACATGATCGAGCATCGTCGCCTTCAGGTAGACGCACGCAAGTGGTACTTGGCCAAGGTGGCGCCGAAGAAGTACGGCGACAAGCTGGACTTGAATCACAGCGGAGAAATCAAGGTAAGGAAGGCTGCGTCTGACATGACTGACGACGAGCTGGCTACCATTGCAGCAGGAAAGGTGGGGCGCAATGCTGACGCCTGAGCAAGCCGCATCGGTTCTGCTTGAGCGCAGATCAGCGCGCAATAGCCTGGAGGTGTTCGCATCACGCGTTCCCGTTCCTGGATCGCCCACCGACGAGGTGGACGAAACCGCGCGTATTCCACTGATCGAGTCGAGGCAGGCCGAGCACCACAAGCTGATCCTGCGGGAGATGCAGCGGTGCATGGAGACCCCGCATGGACGCCTCATGATCATGGCGCCGCCTGGGTCTGCAAAATCGACCTATGCCACTGTGGTGGGCCCCGCTTGGTACCTGGGCACGCGCAACGACAGACGCGTCATCCTGGCGAGTTACGGGGAGGATCTAGCCCGCAGGCACGGCCGGCGCACGCGCCAACTGATCAGCTCCCCAGAAACTGCCGGGATTTTGCAGGCCACCCTGCAGGCAGACAGCCGCGCCGCCGATGAATTCGGCTTGACCAACGGCAGCGAATACATCGCGTGCGGAATCCTTGGTGGCATCACAGGCAACCGTGGGCACGGCATCGTGATAGATGACCCCATCAAGGGGCGCGAGCAAGCCGACAGTCAAACGGTGCGGCAGAAAACATGGGACGCCTACCAAGATGACCTACTGACCCGACTTATTCCAGGCGGATGGGTTGTGATCATCCAAACTCGATGGCACGAAGATGATCTATCTGGCCGCATCCTGCCAGATAACTGGAATGGCGAATCGGGCTACATCCAGTGCCGCGACGGCAACACATGGCGCGTGCTGTGCCTGCAGGCTGAGTGCACGAACCAGACCGACCCGCTTGGTCGCAAACCGGGTGAAATGCTGTGGACAGAATGGTTTGACTCGCGACACTGGGACCAGTTTCGGCTGAACCGGCGCACGTGGTCGAGCCTGTACCAGCAGATCCCATCGCCAGCCGAGGGCATCCTGTTTCGAAAGGACGACATGGTGGTGTGCGAGCGTCCACCCGATGGGCTGCGCATCATCGGTGCGAGCGACTACGCCGTGACGCCTGACGCTGGAGATTGGACCGAGCACGGCATTGCAGGCATCGCGGCAGATGGATCTGTGTACCTGCTTGACTGGTGGCGCGGACAGGTCGGCTCAGAGGTGTGGATCGAGAAAAAGATAGACCTTATGGCGAAGTGGAAACCGCTTGCATGGTTCGGAGAAATGGGCCCTATTCGGCGCGCCATCGAGGGCCGGCTCAAACAACGGATGATCGACCGAAGCGTGATGTGCAGGCTGGAATGGCTGCCACACATAGGCGACAAGCCAACCAAGGCGCAATCCATCATCGCAACGGCTGGCATGGGTCGCCTATGGTGGCCGCGCGCCGCATGGGTAGCCGAACTACAGCGGCAATGCCTGGTGTTCCCGGCCGGCAGCCCGGACGACGGCGTGGATACGCTGGGCATGCTTGGGCGTGGCGCCGATTCTCTCGGCAGACCAGCGCGCGACACCTACGACTACTCCAAATCATCAGCCCAAGGCC